ATCTACAAGTTGTCCATCATGAATCAGTACTGCACCCGAGCTTGCAGCGATGACACCGCCCGCTCCCGAACCAGGTAGGCTGATATCTACCCAGGCACTCGTCGTGCAGGGCTTCGCACATCCCTTCTTGCCGACAAACAGGAACGAGTCTGTCAGATTGATCGTGGCATACTTTGGCATGCTCCCCGGAACCTTGAGAATCTTCCAGCCTCCACCCCCCGCAACGGGGCGCATCGCAACGAGCGCTCCGGGCAACTCCTTCTTCGGTCCAGCGGGAGCCTTCACTTCGAGAGACATCTGTCGGGACCCCGCAAACTTCTTGGAAATTGTATTCCCAGAGAAATCGTTGTTGTAGATGACGTAGTAGAACCCGCCCGATCCCATGTTGGTGATCTTGACTGACGCTGTCTGACCCTTCTCATCCTTGACCGTGAGGACATACTTTCCGCTGGCGCTCAGCTCAGCTACCTTTGCGGCACCAGGTCCAAGGAATGACGCAGACACAATCACGCCGTTGTAGTAGGGGGCAATGTGTCCTGGCGGCATGCCTACGTCGCCAACCTCGATCAGACCCGTAGCCAGCGCGGCACCCGTATCATCGGGAGGAGGAGCAGGGGGAGCATATAGGAGATAGACGTTCGCCTCATCCGTGTTGATGTCCAGCGGCATTCCATCAACACCTCCCGGAGTCTCATAGTACTGCCAGTTCCGTCCGTCGCAAGGCTCCTTGCAGCGAAAAATGCTACCATTCACGTTGAATCCCCACACATGACCCGTCGAAGACGCGGAGATCTTGTTTAGCTGACCGGGGATATTACGCCAGCCGAGAGCCGTGGATAACTGGTTCTGCACGTAGCCTGCCAGATCCTTTGAGGCAGTATTGAATGCACTGACGTAGGTTGCCATCCTTCTTATATTCCATCAACGGAATTTTCCTTTACCAAATATAATGGATCCTGAAGTCTACGATCAAACCAAGTCGCGGGAACTCGCGACCTCTATGAGTTCTTACGGCTCAGTGAAAAACGGCTACCTTCGCATGATTCGCGACGCCCTTCGTCAGAAGGATGGCAAGGCGCGTGCTACATCTCTCCAGTCCATCCTACAGACAAACCAACGTCTATCGGCGGCGGTGAATCGTCTGCTGCGTATCTGGACAGACGGAAATCGCGAACTGAACACCTATTCCAAGTACAAGATCCGCGATCTCAAGAACGATCTTGAGCTCTACAAGAAACAGCTTGGAGAACTCAGGTCGCTTCGTGATGAAACAACAAAACTCAAGGGTCTGAAGGAGATGCTGGAGAACACGACCTTCACCAACAAGATGACCTATTTTGGACTGATTGCGGGCGCGCTCATTCTCCTCCTGGTGGTCTTCATACTGTTTGTCTATCGTATGTTTTCATCCTCAGCCCCGGTTCCGATGGCACAGCCAGTTACATACGGGGGACGTAGGCGGTAGGGGACTGGACGCCATAGGCAAATACTGCCGACGACTGAGTCCAGTAATATCCAACCAGAACGAGCACGGGTATCAAAAGAATCACAGTGGCAACGCGCCACAGGATCGCATACCCTAGAGCTACGTTGATCTTGTTTCCCTTGTCTCCGATGACATTGATCATATCATAGCGAGTCTTGGATGCCTCAAATTGATCCTGCACCTTATCTGCATCTTTGTACATGTCGGTACCCATATCGTACATAGATGACAGCGCGCTATTATCCTGCTTAAACGACTGGGTATAGTGCTGCATATCCTCAGCCTCCTTTTCCACGACACTGCGTTTCTGAGTCAGTGCCTTCTCTATGAAATCCTGGGCTTTCTTGTAGGCACGCTGGTATTCGGCACTTCCAGTCGCTAAAAATTGAATGTAATTGCCCTTGTATTCTTCGAGAAGCTTATTGAACTGCTCCATTATTATACACTGGCTACACAAAATCGGTAGTAAGGCGTACCGCCCGCGGTCATGCTCTTGCGAAGGATCTCCACGATATCACCAGGCTTGGCACCCACCCAGCGCGCCATAGCATCCTGCGACCAGATCTGTGGCATCGGGAAATACTCCTTGTACTTCATCGCAATCTGCTGAAGGACTGACGTCTCCGCATTCAGTTGGATATGATCCTTCTGCATGGCCGCAACAATCTTATCCGTAGAAATGTTATACTTGGCCAGGAAAGCCTTGACCTCGTCCTGCGTCAAAATTCGGTGGGGAGGGACAGCTCGGTGCTTCGAAATATCAATCAGCTGGCTCTCGTGGAAGATCTGTAGGATGTGGCTCTGCTGTGATACGGCATAGAGAATCGTCTCGGATGGCGGGATTGGGACAATCACAATCCCCGTCTTTCCTCCATGCTCCTGCGTCAGCCCCACCAGAGTCATGACATCCTTTTCACTGATGCGCTGGCGAGTACTCTTGAAGACGATGACATCGCCAATCTTGGTCACCGTTCCTGGGAACTCGACCGTGAGCGTCTCGACGTTCGTTACAGGGACACCGCGCTGGGACAGCATGAGTTTAAGGGTCTCCATTGTGTATGATGTTATTCTTATCTGTCTTTCTTTTCATCCGTTTTAAATAATATGAAAAACAGCAGCATCTTGATGGTCGCAATTGCCGCCCTTGTGGTCGCTGGCGTTCTGTTTGCGTCACGTGGAGCAGAGCACTTCGGAGTCCCAGAGTTCATTGATCGGTCTCAGTATAATCGGACAACTGCAGGCGAAGCGTCGTCGTACGCGCAGCAGACGAACCATCTGCGGGCACCCGATGCTCACGAGCCACCTCGGGGGTCTGCGACGGGGCATCGCGTGGGGCAGTGGGAGGGGCATACTGGTCTATTTTGGTAGGATCCTTCCTGCACTCTTCTACGATCGCCCAGAACGATTTGAGTTCGTCGAGGTGCGTCTTCATCCAGAGAGGATCGCGCGGAACGTTCTCTATGCGGATATTGTTGAGAATCCAGAACATCACCCTGAACTCGTCAGCTTCAAGAGAACTCTTCCAGCTTACGAAGTCTGCCTCCTCATCCATATGCTCGATGGTCCCGTTGTCATAGACTGCCATGATCCCCTTGTAGGGCGACTCAGACTCGTTCCATACCGCCTTTGGAACCGTCTTGAACTGCATTTCCACATAATCGCATTCATCTACATTGCAGCACTCCATCTGCATCTGCATCTGATGGTAGTAAGCATCGGGGATGGGACTGTTCTGCGTGAAGGGACGGCTGATGGGACACTTGAACTCTACCAATTTGCCCCAACGGTAATCCAGTGGATCCTTGGTCAGGACAATTCCGTCGGGTGAGGCTCCCAGGAACCCATAGACGGGGTGCTGGACACACGAGGTATCCACGATCTCGGCTCCACCCTGCATATCCCCGTAGATCTTCTTCGCTAGCGGTTCGAACTGGGTGCCCCAGAGACAGGCGCCGATAGGACCGCCCCCCTCGGTCTTGGGTCCTTCCAACTTGCGCAGGAGCAGTTCGCGCTTGGCAGACGGAGTCGCAGCAGCAAATGCTTTGGTCACCTCCGACGCCGTGATCATTTCAGATCGCTTAGCGTGCCAGGCATCCGTGCGCTGATCGGCCTTACCGTAGTCTCGTAGAACGCGGTGAATCGAACGTCGGCGGGCCCACACTTTACCCAGGTCGGTCGCCAGAAGTCTATGTACCTGCGCTTTATAGTTCTTGTAGTGATATCCACGATCCCGGCAAATGGCCTTGATTCGGTGTGTGAGGTGCGTACAGGCATCCAGAGGGAGCTCAAATACTTCCATTGTTGTATAGGATTGGTTCCGTTAAAGTTAGTCCGTTTTACTACGAAAGCCCTTACAGAAAAGGCAGGCCATTTAGATAATGACAACTACAACCGAGATCTCTACGCAGGAGGGTTGGGTCCTTCACCGTCTTGAATCCTTCTATACTCCCGAACGCACAGAACTTCTACAGAACATTCTCGGCGGCAAGTCCAACGTCTCCCTTCGTATCCTGGACTGGTTTGTGACCAATTATGCCAAGAAGAACAACGTGTCGTACATGCACAACGATCGCCACGTCATTGTGTATCTGGCGTATAAGTCCCACCTAAAGGCGTACAGCAAGAAGATGTTCGATCCCTTCTGCAGGTGGCAGCGCCTGGACTTCCGCGGGATCTCCACCACTGTCGGTCAGCTGAACTTCTTCGCCTGGGCCATCGAGGACGGGATTATTGATTACCTTTTCACTCATCGCGACGACATCCACGCGGATATGGAGACGCGCATGACAACAACTGGAGATGCGAAAAAGGACGCGGAGCATACTCGCAAGAAGCGCCACGAGCTCTCGCACTCTGCCACCAAGTCGCTGAAGAAACATGACGTCAAGATTGTTGTGAGCTTTACATAATGATGAAGATCTGGTACAAGGATCCGATCTACGTGATTCTTCACGTGCTATCGGGTGCTCTAGCCTATCTCTACCCTATTCTACTGGTTCCTATTGTAGCCTACCATCTCCTACAATATGTCATGGGAGTTCGCTTCTTTGGATTTCAGGGGGAAATACGACCTGGAAACTCCCTTGAACATACGGCTGTCAAGCTCCTAGAAGTTGCCGCGGGTTATTTGACCGCATATCTTGTGTCTAGTCAGTAATGCTTTCCTCCAGCGGTACTCTCTACCCCGTTGATGAAGATATTACCGAATTTGATCTGGGCTCCGATGTCTCTGAATATGAATACGACGGTCGTTCCGTATTTCGTGGCAACCTAGATCCGACCTTTTCCACCAGCGAACTGCAGGTGTATTGGCTGTACGACGATTACAAGCGCGTAGGACTTGTTGAGCACACGTCCGAGGAGGATTACACGTGCTACTGGTTCCGCGACAATGTATGGGCAACCCTGCTCCAGGAGGACTGGACGAGCGCGGACAAGACTCTGTGGAATATCATGACTGAAGCCGCCTACGAAGACTGTATGAAAAATGGCTGGGATACGGTCGCAGATATCAAGGCGCGAACGTCGCTGACCATTGTGACACCCTCTGATATCACGAGGGGCTATGTGTCAGCCGATCATCTCTGCGTTCGGTGTGGAGGGAATGGTCATCCAGGATGCACACAAGTGAAAAAGACACCGAAGTTCGATATCTTCTCAACGATTTTTGTAGATGATGATGGCGTTATCTATGTTCCGCCGTCCGATACGCGTGCTTACGCGACCTTGCGACGCACCGCGGGCTTCTTGGCACCTGACGACGGCGCCTCCACGACTGGCAGCGAGGCCGTCGGCGTAGGCGCAGGGGCAGGCGCGGAAGCCTCAGACTCCTCAACCGTCTCCTCCTCAGCCTCCTCCTCCTCGGCAAATGCGGCCTTGGCACCGCCCAAAGGAACCGCAATGACCTCCTCGCCGTCCTCCTGATCCTCCTTGAAGTACTCGCGTGCCGTCTTGCGCTGGCGCTTGAACACCTGCATCATGGACGGCCGCCACGTCAGGCCGAAGCCCTGGCCGATGATGTAGATGCTGCCCTGGGCGATGATCTTCGCCTGGCTGCCCTTCGGCAGAGCGCCCTGGAGCTCCGTCGGCGCCAGAGCAATCGTGTTGTCCTCCGAGTCGATCACGTCCATGCTGACCTTGCCGTCATAGACCGGCAGCTTGAAGCGGAGCGACGGCGGATACTTGCCGTTGGGGACCCAGCCGTCGTTGGTCTTATCGACCGAGACGCTCAGGAACTTGTTGAACGAGTCGCGGATGGACTCCTCGCCGCGCTTCTTGCCGAACCACGCCGCGGAGTTCGCGACCGCAGCCTGGATGACCGACTCCTGGAAGTCGCGCAGGAAGTTGTAGGACTTGGACACCTCGTCCGTGCCCGTCGCCGGGTCACGACCGTACGGGTCGCAGCCCTGGAGCGAAGCCGACATGGTGTAAGAGGTTGAGGTGCTCCCATCCTTGTTCTCGTTCTCCTTCATTAGCACCCCGCCAGGGAAGCCGAGGAGAGGGAAACGGAACTGGACATTCTGGCTACGGTACTTGAATGCGATTGACTTGCCTCCCTGCTTGTTGATCTTGGCGTCAGCGAACTGAATATCGGATGCGGAAATCTTAGAGACGCTAACGACTGCGGGTGCTGCCATGTTGTATGTGTTGGGTTGTGCTGTTAGGTATCCCTGGCCGGAGGGCGATCCGTTTTTGTCGCACAGAATTGTTTTAGAACGTCCTGGTATTTGGAAATCAAGGACGTACAAAGAACCGAGTCATTCACGATATCGTATCGCTCACTTCCACCCGCGTTCTTGCACGTGAATTGTGGGGGCAAGCGGGTAGCGCCGCCATACACTCCGTTGATCCAGTTGTCGCAATGCCAGTTGATGATCTCTTCGGGGAAGTAGAATCCAAAGATATCCAGGTGCGTCCGATGAACAAACGTTTGCGTCAAGATGGATGTATTGCCGTTGGTATTCGCTGGTCCCGTAACCCCGATATTCGCTTGAGCCTGCAGGGTGCGCACCGACTCGCTGACCCATCCAGCAGTATCAAACTGAATATCGTCGCCACACTGGTACAGGTAGTCGCATCCATCGTCGTACGCCTGTTGGGCTAAGACGTTCCAGCGTTTCGTGAGATGACCCAATTGGATATCCGCAAACGGCACAAATACAATGGTAAGACCTACGTCAAGAAACGCATTCTGGTTACGGGGCTTTTGGTAGAAGATATCGTAAGTATCGTACCCGACATATACGACGTACTCAAAGTCTGGATCAGCGGTAGCCTTGATCGATCGCAGGGTTTCATAGAGATACGAACTCGCAGCAAAGAACCAGTTCCGTCCTCGCGTGGTGGATGGGATCACGATACCGACTTTCATTATCAGTTTTAGTCTCGTGTATTTAAACCATCATTGAAAGTAATAGATAAGTGGAATGCAGTGTTTTGCATGTAAAAATCAGCAGTCGTGGGAACGGTGTGGCATACGCTCCGTCCCAGGGTTTGCATGCTGCAGACGGCATTTGAAGACCCGCCATACCCGTATGTGGATCTCTCAGTTTCCAGGAGCTCTCCTGTGTGTGAGGAGATTCCAAGCAGTGTGGCGAGGGTACAGCGTACGCATCCCCCTGAAACTGGCGGGACCTGGGGTCTTGCGGAGATCTCTTTGCAACAATGATGAGGACGTAAGCACCCTCGATTCCAAAGCGGAGGTTCATCCGTTCGACTACTTTTCTATCGTGGAATCGGGAAAGGTGTTTTGGTTCGATCAGCGCACAATGATTCAGTGGGCGCAGAAGGAATTAGAAATACAGAATCCATGGACGCGTACGCCGATCCCCGTTGAGGATTTGCGCAGGTTCAGGAAATTGTGTGAATGGCGACGACTTTCGGGGAGACCGATGTACCATGAAGGGCAGCCAGGAGTCATGACAGCTACCGAGCGCAGAGATGGACGGTGGTTACGTATTGCCCAGTTAGTTCGCGAGTGCGGATTCGACGTTCATCATGAAAACTTCATCTCGTTCAGTTACCCGCAGTTATCCCTGTTTGTCAGTGCTCTCATGGAAGATATGCGTTTGACAGCGGCGATGAAACCAACCCCTGCTCATCTGAAACATCTCCTCTGGATCAAAAATATCAGGAATGTTATGCACACATACCCAAGTCTTACGCATGTGAGCACAGATGTGGCTGGGATTCTCATGGCGATTTTCCAGCAGGCTGTGAAAGCCCCTGATAATTTTGCGTTTTCTGTCTATTCTGCCTACACACGAAGCGAGGCGTTTTTCTAATTAGACTACAGCATGTGCCTTCTTCTTTTCCGCTAGGATAGACTGAATCTCTGCTAGGTCGTCGGCACTGATCTGCAGGGTTACGGGGTTACGGATTTCGTCCTTGGTGGGCTCCTCCACAATAACTCCTCCGAGATCCACAACCTCGTGGTTGTCGGTACGAGGGAGTACGGGGACACCCACAATATCCTTTGAGGGCTCGGGTTCAAACATGACTTTCCTGGTCGGCACCGGAGAAGGTTCGCGAACGCGCTCAGGCTCGCGCTGAGGCTCAGGTTCGTGCTTTGGCTCGGGCTGGGGCTCGGGTTTAGATTCAACAACTCCTTCGGCTTCGGCTTCGCCTGTGGGCATAAACTTATCCTTAATGTCTTGA